TTACATATGCAGAAGAGAAGCAAGTAAATAGTGCACCTGTAGACAAAGTATATATATCTGATACACACGAAAAGGTAGAACAGAAACTAAAAGAATGGAAAGACAACGAAGCAAATGGTGTTCTTTCTACAAAAGTTTTAGATAGATTTGAAAGAGACGGTCAATGGTGTTTCATTAAGATTGTCATTAGAGAATTAGATGATAAGTCTATCATCAAAGAAGAGATTATGGAATGTGCTGATACTGAACACGGTAAAACAGACAAAGAAAGAATTAAAGAACTGGAGAAAATGATAGAGTTAGAGAAAGCAAAGAAACCTGGTTATTGGGAACTCTTTGCAGCTTTCTATTACAAAGATATGAATGCTCCAGAATATTGTAGGTTGTATTCTCAACCTTCACACGCCTTCAAATCCTTCGGAAGAGCGTGTTTAACAAACGAGGGTAATTGGGAGAGAAAATAATGATTAAAAATATAATCATATTAGGCCTCCTTTTTATGTTAATAACAGGTATGAGTACAACAGATGTTGTTGCTTATGTAGAAGAAAACCAGCTTATTGACAAGTTGAGTGAAATGTTATATAATGTAGTTAGGAGTGTGAAAAACAATGTATAAAAACATAATGAAGATAGGACTTTTAGGCGTTCTAATAATTGGCCTAAATGCTTGTTCGTCAAAGACTTATAAAATTAAGCAAGAGACGGAGAAGTTAGTAGACGAAGTACCGTCTTGGTATATGGCGGACTTTGATAATGCTAAACATTGCGACATATCTATGTGGGCAAACAATGGTATTATCAAAACAGATGATGATGAGAAGGTTTGTATCTTCGGAGTTGGTACTAGTGTATCACCATCATTAGAACTTGCGATTGAGAAAGCGAAGTTGATTGCGAAAGCAGAAATGGCTGATATTGTTGCAGGTGAAATGAACAAGAAGGCGAAAATCTTTGTAACCGAAGTAGGTAAAACAAATGTTAAGACCGTGGTTACAGAAGTAGAAACAGCAATGGTAAACATCATTGCGAATACACCAGTGAGAGGATATGAAATCTTTGCACAAGAGGTAACTAGAACAAAAGCAGGTTACTACAGAGCGTGGATAGGTTTAAGACTACCACTTGGTGAGTTTAATAAGATGTATGAGTACACAATTGGTGAAGTTGTTGACGCTTACAAACTTAAACTAAAGTCTGCTGAAGCCTTCAAAAGTGTTGAAGACACAGCGAAGGAAAAGAAAAATGGCACAACAGAATAGTATAGTTGTCTACACAAAAGACAATTGTCCATTTTGTGTTAAAGCTAAGGCCTTAATCAAAGGCCTTGGTTTGAAATACGAAGAAAAAAACTTGAAAGAGTTTGAAAGTCCTGAGGCGATGATTAAAGACATAGGTAAAAATGTTAGGTCAATGCCTCAAATTAAAATCAATGACGAGTTAGTAGGTGGTTATAATCAGTTGATAGAACATTATAACAAACTAGGACTTGTTGACTTCAAAGGGAATAAGATTAGTGAGTGATGATAAAAAGAATGATTATGAGAATGTAATTTTATTTCCAGAGAATAAAATAGCAAAGAAGCGTGTTGATGTTGACCCAAAGGCACAAGAGAAAATGCGAGACTATCAAGCTGCAAAGTTTGTAGAAACAGCGACAGATGAAATCGGATTAGATTTGATTAGAAGATTTGTACAAATGGGGTTAGATACTAAACAAGATGTATTTACAAAAGACCTTGCAATGTCAATGGATGCCGTACGAGGTCTCTTGTACAGACAATTTAATATAGCACATCCTATTCAAAAGGTAGTAGACTATGCTGTTAAATTGAAGATGAATAAGAAAGGCGTGGTTACTGCTCGTATTGAATATGCGAATATGTCAGATGAGATAACAACGACCACTAGACCTTTAAACAAAGATGTATCAGATGAACTTAACGATAGGAACAATGGTATGTTCCAGTTTACAGAAAATTTTGATTTTACACCAGATTATCCTGGACAAGAAGGACCGGAAGATGATGACGATTTACACGGCGACTTTCCAGACCCGGATCCTGAAGGACCAGTAAGATAAATGAAATTAGTGCTTGACAAGATATACGAGATAGTGTATAATGAGTACTTAATAAGAATTTGACTATGGAAAACCATTATAATGCGATTGACCATAGCAAGTTGTCAGATAAGACATTAAAATCAAACTTGAAAAGGAGGTTAAACAATTATGTTTAACATTTTTAAATTATCTAAAGGAGATAAAACTATGGCTAGAACAAAGCTAACTAAAACAGAAAAGATTAGAAATCTTTTCAACAAAGGTTCAGATGTTTCTTGGAAACAATTGAGAAACACTTACGACCTTAAATCACCGGCTGCAATGGTTGGTAAATTAAGAAACGAAGGTTTAATGATTTATGAAAATAGGTCTACTAAAGGCGTTTCATATAGAGTTGGTACACCATCTAAAGCAGTAATCGCTGCTGGTATCAATGCTGTATTCGGCAAACAAGTCGCTTACACAGCATAATGAACTCAATAGTAAGATTACCTAGCGGTATGCTTACATAGAGTTGTGTGAGGCGAGGAAAGCGAGAGTGGAACTCGCCTCCACATTTTAACTTAAAAAGGAATATATGACAGACGATAATTCAGTTGACAAATCTTTTGAGAATGAAGTAAGACCAAGTCCAATGGTACAACTATCTATAGAAGATTATGATAAACTAAAAGAGAAACAGCATTTTATAACAGACAAAACATTAATTGAATACATTGATAAGATAGAATTTTTTGTAAAAGAATTGAGAAAACATATAGTAAGGACGGATATATAAATGGGAAAAATGAGAATATTTAAGTTTTGGAATGAAGCAGGTGACGAAAAAGAAAAAGAAGCAATGAGTTTGAAGAAGGCAACTATGTCTGTTCAAAACGATTTTAAAGATAGACTTATTAGTGTTGAATACATTAGTAAGAAAGGTAAAGAAATGTGTCATAGTATTATGATACCAATTGGTAGAAAAGTTAGACAGGCTCTTAAAATAGAAAAGAAGAGAGCAGCTGCAAAAGCAAAATTAGAAGCAAGTAGAAGAAGTGCATAATGATTATAGTTGATTTACACCAAGTGCTTATTAGTAATCTAATGGCACAAATGAGTAGAGTATCGTTTCAGAAAGGCAATCAACAAGGTATTGCCAACAAAGAAATGGTTAGATATATGGTATGTAATTCAATCAAAGGATACATTAGAAAGTTTGGTAATGAATACGGAAAAGATTTAGTACTTGCTTGTGATAGTGGTAATCCTTGGAGACGAGACTTCTTTCCTCAATACAAAGCAAGTCGTAAGACAAGTAGAGAAGAGAGTACAAACGATTGGGATAACCTATTTAATCTCATATGGGAAATCAAAGAAGAATTAAAAGATAACTTTCCTTACAAAGTAATTGCTATTGACAATGCAGAAGCAGATGATATAATCGCTACCATTGTTAAAATGCAGACAGAAGACAAGTATCTAATTGTATCAGGCGATAAAGACTTCAAACAATTACAGAAGTATAGTAATGTAAATCAATATAGTCCGATACAGAAGCATATGGTAGTTGAAGATAATCCAACTAGATACTTACACGAACAGATTATCAAAGGCGATAGGTCAGACGGAATACCGAATATCCTATCAGCAGATGATGTCTTTATTACAAAGACAAAACAAAGTCCTATTACGAAAAAGAAACTAGAAGAGTGGTCGCAGATAGACCTAGACCAGATACCTAACGCTATGGTAGAATCTATTATAAATAGCTTTAACAACTATGAAGTACCAAGTAGGTCCAAACTACTACCTTACTTCATTGATAATAAACTGAAATCGTTGATTGAACACATTAATGATTTTTAATATTGCAATATTAAGAGGAAAATGAAATGGCAAATGAAAATATAAATCAAAGCTTGAAGATGGCAGCAATGTCTTCTTCATCAATGGCACTCACTTACCACGAAATCCTAACTAAAGTTAACAATGCTAAAGACAAGGCAAAGAAGACAGAAATCCTACGCCAGTATGATAGTGTCTCTTTGAGACAAATACTAAAAGGTGCATTTGACCCGAAGATTAAATGGGACTTACCAAAAGGTAA